TCTGAACAAGTATTAAACTTCATGGAAAGTCCCTTTACTAACATAAGAAAATGGTTTAAAGATTTTAGAACTAATTTTATTGATTCTTATGACAGTATTGTTAAAGCAACAAAAGACCAAGTAGCTAGAAATAAGTTAATAGAAGAGCTTGAATCTAATGCTGTAAGCTCCGCTATAAAAACTATTAGATTAGCTGAAAAATATAGAGCTATCTTTAAACAGATGCTAACTATAGGGCACGTTAGGTCAAAAGTTACAGACGAACAAGGCAATGAAACAGATGCTAGTACCAATGTTACTGATACTGAAATAAAAACAGTTTACAATCCAGGCTTTGAGGGTGATACAGGCACAGGTGGTTTCATGCAAATCATAGCTCCTTTGTATCTAGATAATAAAGTAGATAAAGAAAGAATATGGGGCTACTACGAAAGAGTAAAAAGAGATGAGGTGATTAAAAATCGTAGAAACCCTGATGGAACTTTAAGTAATCCTGATTATACAAGTCCTTTTAATGAGAAAGACATTGCCAACATTAGAAAAATAGAACAGCAGTATCCAGAAATAGTTGAAGTAAGTGAAAATTATCAAGCCTGGAACAATTCATTAGTTAATTTTGCACAGGAAAAAGGTTTATTAAATAGAGAACAAGCAGAAAGATGGATAGCTGAATCAAGCTACTTCCCATTCTATAGAGAAATGGTAGAGGATACAGGTGTCAAAGGACCAAGAATTGCTGTAGGAGCATTACCAAACAACCCACTTAACATCAAGTTAAAAGGCGGAGAAAGTGAAATAGACTCTGATCCTGTAGAGTCTGTATTAAGAAACTCCATGTCTATCTTAGCTGCATCTATGAAGAATGATGGTGTTTCAAAGCTTATAAGAAACTTTGAAATAAACGGACAAGCAAGAAGAATTGATAAAAAAGAAGCAGTAGGTAATCCTAATGTAATCTTTGCTTTCAAAGATGGTCAAAAAGAATTTTATGAAGTAGATGATATTGATTTGTTTAATTCATTAGAAAACTTTGGCGGTATTACTATGGACCCTTTGGTTAACTTTATTAGTATGCCATCAAGATTTTTAAGAGAAACTGTTACCAGAGACCCTGGCTTTATTGCAGTAAACATATTAAGAGATACTCTTTCAAGTGCGGTGACTTCTGGTTCAGACTTTGTTCCTATCATTGATTCAGTTGCGAATATGTTTGGCGACATCAGTCAATTAGAAAGATTTGGTGTCATAAGTGGATATGACTTTGCTAATGATGAGGGAGATGTAAAGAACTTCCTTATGAAAGAGTTTAGAAAGCAAGGCATAAACCCTAACAATAGCATGATGCCACAAAACTTATTGTTTAAAGTTTGGGATGGTCTTGGTGATCTTACAACAAAATCAGATGGTGCTACTCGTAAAGCAGTATATGATGATGTCTATAAAAAATTAAAAGAGGCAGGGAAAACAGAAGGCGAGGCTCAATCAGAAGCATCTTATCAGGCATTAGAGATTATTAACTTCGGCAGAAGAGGCAACTCTGTTTTATGGAAAATAATAACTTCTGGTATACCTTTCTTAAATGCAAGAGTTCAAGGTCTTGATGTTTTATATAGAGGTTTTACAGGTCAATACTCTGCTATTGAAGGCACTTACAAAGACATGACTCAGGATGAAATAAAATCTGAGATACAAAAGAAAGCTTTAATGAGAGGTGCATTCCTTACTGCTTTGACAGGCGTTTACTATATGCTGATGTCTGACCGAGAAGAATATAAGAACTTAAGAAGAGAAGTAAGAGATGATAATTGGATTATCCCAACACCATTTGATTACTCAGTTAAGATACCTATACCTTTTGAAGTTGGTATGTTGTTTAAAGCTATACCAGAAAGATTCTTTGATATGACTATGGGAGAAGAAGCATTTACTAGACCAGCAGTAGATGATTTCTTAACTTCAACTGCAAGACAAGCAAAAACTTCTTTGAACCTGCCTTTCTTCCAACCAGGAGCAGGTATTCAAATATTAAAACCTTTTACTGAGGCATTCATAACCAATAGAAATACATATACAGGTCAAGAGATAGTGCCTTACTATAAGCAAGGTTTATTACCAGCTTATCAATCAACAGAAAGAACAAATGAATTAGCTAGAGTTTTAGGTGAAGCATTCAACATATCTCCTGCAAAATTAGAACATGCTGCTAGAGGATACACAGGGACTATAGGTTCTTATATTCTTATGTTGGCAGATTTAGCAACTAGACAAGCAACAGGTAGTCCATCATTACCATCTAATATGAGACTTGTTCCTGTATTTAATAGATTGCTTAAGGATTCAGATAGGTCTGGTGGTGGATTACAACAACAATTTTATGAATTAAGATCAGAAGTTAATGAAGCTGTGCAAACCATGAATAAATTACAACAAGAAGGCAGACTAGATGAGTTAGCAGCTTATCGTGCTGACATGATGGGTGTTGAAAATGTCAAAGAGTCTGTCAGAAGAATAGATAAATACTTGACTGATTGGAGAGAGAGAAGAAGAAAATTATTACAGTCTAATATCAATGCAAGTTTGAAAGCAGAATTGTTACAGCAATTAGAGTTTGAAAGAGATCAAAGACTTGCAATGATAAGAGTATTAAGAAAACAAGCCAATGTGCCTGTAACTCAGTTCTTCAACTAAAATTGACCTCCTCAGATGCCCTGTAACGCATTTTATTGGGGTAAGTAATACCAAAGCATACCTTAAATATAAATGTTTTTAGGATATTCCTGGTGAAGCCATACGAGCAACTTCATCTAAAACCCCTTCCATCTTGTTATATTCGTCTATTGCCTTCTCTTCTTTGAGTTGTTTGACCAAAAAGAAGTCTTTATGCTCTGGGTGTTCTGCATGAAACAGTCTTGCATAGAAAGCTATGTGGTCATTACTAATCTTAAACTCATCACACCCTGTTGTTTCTACTTCTTTATTCCATCTGATTCTATTTATGATAGCCCATTGTGAATATCTATTCCTTCCAGCTTCAATAGCTTCAAAAGAATATTTAACGAATAGATCATAAACATCTGGATTAGCTTTGTGCCAATCCCACCATTTAAGTTTTCTTTCGTGTAGTTTTCTTTTCTGTTCTTCTATAAACATCTTTCTTCCCCTTATTAAAAATTCTTTCCCAATTATCTTCAAAAGATTTATGGTCCTTTGTTCTGTTTCTACTTCCCTTGCTCATCTATTTCCCACTCATCTATTTGTTCTAATAGTGTTTCAGGATTTATCAATTCATCTCTACTATTAGTTTCTTCTAAATAATCTTTTATCTTTTGTATTAGTTCCATTTTGTTAACCACCTCCAAAGTTTCTTTAAGTCAGCATCAAGAGATTCCAACATTAACAGCATGTTCTTTAGTCCTTCTTTCATATCATTTCCATTCTTCATATTCTTCCCAAATTCGGTCATCATAAAATCTCTTCAATGGCTTGTAAGCATTAAGAACCTGGACTGGCAATACTCCCCCACCATCAATTACATATTGAATTTCCCTTGCTAGTTTTCTTGCAAGACGTATTTCTTGCACCTCTCTCATAATCTGATGTTTTTGTAAATACATTTACTATTCCTCCAATAATTTATTTACTTGTTCTAGTAACTCAACTTCTTTGCCATATCGTTTAACAAACTCTGCCTTGTAAGGATGTCTTGATACATAAATAGGATTGTTCTCTCCTCTTCTGTGATGTTCAAAGCAAAGAGGTAATATCTGCAAGTGTGCATCCTTCTTTGTTTTACCATTGATGTGATGAATCTCACAAGGCACATAACCCATGCCCATATTGTGACAAACTATACAACCAAGTTGTGATACAGCATCCATGTGTTGCTTTTCTTTTTTGTTAGGAGTTCTACCTTTCATCAAATAGTTTTACGAAGTGTTCAGCATCTATAACAACCAGGGGCTTAGTTCGGTTCTTTTTAATTACAACCAATGGTTCATATCCCTTGCAGTTTTCACTTGCTTGGTCGTATGCATTCCAAACATTAACCCTCTCCTGGTTCTTACATTCAATGCTATATGGAAACCTATCTCTAGATTGTTTGCCCATAATAATATCTTCGCCTTGACTACCCATAGGTCTTGACTCTAAATCATCTTTATCTAGACCTAATGCATTTACTAATAAATCAGTAAACCATTGTTGTAGTTTCCTGCCTTTTGCTTTTGCACTTGAAGTTTTCATAAAGCAATTATAATCTTTACCATTGCCCACCAAAAGTAAATACAAAAAGCAAACATCAAAATCCAAGCAAACAATTTAAACCAATCAATCCTCATCAAAATGCCCATACATTTTTACAAATTTATTTAATTGTTCTTCTCCTGAAAGCCTTTCAAAAAATTTAGAATCATCTCTTACACGATCATTAATTAATTGCCATCTTTCAAAATTTGTGCTGTGATCTTGCCTATGGTTGTATTTAAAACCTATAGCCTCTGTATCAAATACCTCTTTTTTAAAGACAGGTCTAAGCTTGTCAGCTAACTTAATAATTTTCTTATGCTCCATATCTCTCCATTTCTTTTCTCTTGGAAACCATTTGCGTTCTCCATTCTTCAAACCCTATTTCTAAAGCTTTTAATTTTACTCTAAGCCCTGTTAGTAGTGCTTTGTTTTTTGCATGTAACAACCTAGCTTCATACAATTCTGGTTGATTCTCTGCCCATGTATCCTGGGCACTTGTAGTTTTTATACCTTCTCCAAGTGCTTTGGTTTTAAGGACAGCTAATATTTTTTTAACATCTGCATCTGATTTGAGAGACTCGTATTCAGCTTTCTCAATCAGAGGTGCAATGTCTCTAATCTTCTGTAACCAAGTCTCTCTTATCTCCTCAGACATTAAACACCTAACCTATCTTTAGCTACTTCTTGGTCTTGCTCATTCATATAAAAGAACAAGTAGTCCATAAGTAAGTTATGTGATGTAGTATTGAAACCATCTTTTACATTTGAAAACTGTTTCATTAATGTCCTGTAGTTATTAACAAACTCCCACATAACCATTTCATCTACATTAGACTCAATCTCCATGATTAAGTCTTTGCCATAAATAGGTGTGACACTAGAAAGGGATTTCTTCATCACTTCCTCCTTGTGTTTCATCAACCTGACTTTCTCCTTCAATAGGATCACCTGCTATTGCTTCACAGCTTGTCCACATATAAACAGTTTTTTTGCCTGTGTTTTGATTCACATTTTTGCTTTCCCTGTTCCATTGTGCAACATCTATTACAGGCTTCTTACCACTCTTACGAACATCTACAAGCTTTTGTAGAAAATCATCATCTAACTCAATCTTACCTTTATGGTCTGGTTGATTCGGTGCTGACTTGAATGTGTTTTGATACACATTGCCATCAATTTTTATATTATCGTATTTACTTTCACTCATCATTAATCTCCTTTGATTTTTGTTTTAGTGTTTCAACGACTTTTTTATAGGTATCGTTATCAACCTTTTCTAATCTTTTTAATGACTTGGCATTAGACTTCCAATAACTTTCAAGAGCTTCCTTCGTATCATGTATCTGAGCAGTCTGGATAAATCCCTCTGAAAATAAAGAAGCCCATGCTTTATCTTCAACATCTTCTTCTTTTACTTCTTTAACTGTAGGCTTCTCCCACTTCTCTTTCTTAGGTGCAGTCTCTTCAGCATTAAAGTTTGTGTCCTCACCTGCATAGATATAGTGACCAAGACCCAGCATAGCTAAACACTTAACTAAACATCTCATCTTCGCATTTGATACTGCCATAGCATCTGGTTTTACAATAGCTTGATTCTTGTGGTTCATAACAGGCAACCACATTTCTCTCCACAGATACACGACACCTTACTTCCGCAGTTCCATCTGGAAATTGAATGTAAGGAATACCGCTCTCTTTATCCTCATAAAATCTATATTGTGCTTCTGGATAATTCTCAACAAATATACCCCAAGCCCATGCCCACGATAAGTAAGACAGGTTCATTTTCTTTTCAATGTGTTCGGAACAATCTATTTTAGATAAAGTATTCCAAACATCTTTATAAGTAACATCACTCATTTATTTTCTCCATATTAAATTGATCGCAGAACTCTGCGACATTACAATAATTGCCTTCGCAACGACTACTCTTGCCTTTGCGTTCAACAATATTTACATCATCTAGATTTTTACAATACATTTCTGCATCATCTTTAGATGTAAAAACTTTCAATGCTCGTTTATTTTTCCCTTTCATAACTGCATATTTATCATCTTGTTTCCACCTGTCCTTGTCAGAGCATAAGGGTAGCTCATCATGGATAGTGTATTTAGCTTGTGCACTTAGATGCAGTTCTATTCTTTCAAGCATAAATTTTTCTGTTTGTTCTATAGTCCATGTTGGAATATCAACAACATGTATAGCACATTGAGGGTAGTCTCCTCCTCTCCTCATGGCTTCATTTGCATTCCAATCTCTTAGTATTGCAACCACTTGTAATTTCTTTACAAGGTCTCCTGTGGTCTTATATTGCATATATCTATACATGTTAAGTTGCGATACCCAATCGTTATCCTCTTCTAAAAATATGATCTTCCAAACACTCGTTACCTTATAATCTTTTAAACAGTTCTCAGCAACAACAAAGCTATCTGTTTGACCACTAACAGTAAGACCGCCTAGCTCAACAAACATTCTTTTTTCTGTTTCAATGCCATCTACATTCTCATTAGCTCTTTCTAAAATGCCATGAATAGATTGACCCACTAGCTTCCATACCTCATCTTTGTAATCAACAACAATTTTTTCATCATGCTTTTTTCTAAGCAAATTTATTCTAGGTGGTTGTAATAGTCCTGTTACAGATATTTCTGCATCTCCCCTGGAATAGCTATCGTTGTGTATAGCTCTAACTATTTCTGCTGGAATTGAGTGTTTGTTTGTGTATCTCAAGTTTTCTTCCCCAAAGTTCTTCAAAAATTTGTCTAGCTTTCTTTAGACTGTAGACTTCTACTTCAAATCCAAGCTTTCTCTCATAGCTTTTTTCATCTGTATTTAATCTATACCAATCACGAAAGTTTTGCTCATGTGATTTAGTCTCATCATAATGAAATTTAAACTCCATTAGTTTATTCTCCATATGCCAAGACCATAAGAATTATCTTCTTGCAATAAAACAGTTTTAAATTTTACCCTTGCTGATGTTATAGGGTTACTGTTTATAGAGAAACGATAAAGTATTTGTCTCACCTTGGCTTTTTCATTATTAAGTTCTTTCTTAGAATTAAATGGGACTTCTATGTAGTCTCCTTTTTCCATACTATCTAGGGGTAAACTATATTTTCCTGGTCTGCCTCTAGTGTCCTTGTATGGAACATTCTTCATTATTTTTATTTCATTCATACATGCATCTCCTATGTGCGTATATTAATAGTTAATAAAATGATAAAGACCTCCTTTACAAAAGTCAATACTTTATGTATTATTTTTAGATATGGAAGAAACAAGATTATCAATAGCATTTTTAAATCAAGTTATTAGGGACATTGCAAGTTCAAATAATAAGATTAAAGCTGGGGCAGTAGACTTTATTCTTACAAAAGAATTTAACAATATGTTAAATGCCTACGAAATAGATAAGCCTAAGTTTCTATTAGCAATGAGTGAGTTACAGAAGTATCCAGATGAGTCTAGAATGAAAGTGGCAAACGAAATGTGCGAAATGTTTAAGAATAAATATACTAACTAGGATATACCTAGATAGATATATATAAGGACTAGGTAATACCTAGGAGTATAAAGGAGAAACAAAAAAATGCAAACACAAAATAGAATTGAGAGTGAAAATATTTTGAGGGCAGTTCAATCTACTAATCAAACATCAAGCTTAGAACAAGGACAATACAAAATAAAATGCCCAGAATGTTCTAGTCAAAGATCAAACAAAAACGACAGGTCCTTATCTGTAAAAATAGATAGTGACCATGTTGTTTATAATTGTCACCATTGTCTAATAGAGGGGGCAGTTTCACTTACGAAAAACTATAAACCGAGGATTACTAAGATGAAGGAGACACCAAAAAATATTGTCATACCAAGCCCTGTCAGAGGGGAACAAGCAGAAAAATTTTTAATAGACAGGGGCATTGATATTGATATTGCAATAGATTCTGGTTGTATTCCTACAATAAAAAACAACCAACCTGTTTTAGCTTTTACTTTTAATGATGATGGTGCTGTTAAATACAGAGCAACAGAAGATAAAAAGTTCTGGTGGGAGGGCAATAGCCTTACTTTATGGGGCAAACAATACAAGAAAAAAGAAGTGCCTCACATGGAGAAAGTAATAATAATTACCGAAGGAGAGTTTGACACACTAGCTATTAGAACTGCATTCAAAGATAGGTTTACTGTTGATTGTTTTTCAGTTCCAAATGGGGCATCTGCAAAAATATCAGAAGGTAAGATTGATCCAAAAGAAGATGGCAGGTTCAAATATGTTTGGAATGAGAAAGATAAGTTTGATGAAGCAGAAAGAATAATACTTGCAACAGACAATGATGATGCTGGTCTTGCCCTGAAAGAAGAATTAGCCAGGAGATTGTCTAGAGCTAAATGTTATTTTGTAGACTTTGAAGATTGTAAAGATGCTAATGAATACTTAATAGAAAAAGGAGACAGCAAACTTAGAGAACAGATAATAAATGCTGAACCTATGCCATTAAAATATCTTAATACCATTGAAGATTATGAAGATGAGCTAGAAAGTTTATATCAGAATGGCAATCCAAGAGGGGTATCCACAGGATATAAAAGCCTTGATGATTTATTTACTTTGAAAGAGGGCAGTCTTGTTGTAGTTACAGGGCTTCCAAATATGGGTAAGTCAAACTTTGTTACACAGCTTACAGTAAATGTTGCTAAGAAGTATGGTTTAAAGACTTGTTTTTGTTCTTTTGAAATGCCACCAGCATTACATTCAGCACAGCTTATGCAGATAATAAACGACAAACCCTTCTATGAATTAGAGGGCGGACACCCAAGAATTACAGAGCAAGAAAAACAAGAGTCTTTAGACTTCATTAAAGACCATTTCTTATTTATGGATTTCAAGATGGGGGCAGACATAGATACAATCCTGGAGTCAGCAGAGGCAAGTGTTCAGCGTATGGGTAGCAGAATACTTGTTGTTGATCCTTTCAACTTTATACAAAGACCTAATGATGGCATGGTTACAGACCAAGTATCTGAAATGCTAAACAAACTATTAGTCTTTGCTAAAGAAAAAGATGTATTAGTTTTCTTTGTTTGTCACCCAGCAAAACCAATGGATAGAAGTAAAAAGTTCGTGCCAACAGGCATGGATATATCTCACAGTATGAACTTCTTTGCTAAGTGTGACTTGGGAATTACAGTTCACAGAGGAGAAGAAGCAGTTGAAATACATTGTTGGAAATCTAGGTATTATTGGCTTGGTAAACAGGGCGTGTGTAAAATGACTTATAATCCTGTTGCAGGAACATATGGAGAGTATGAAAAAATTGACAAAAAATACAACTTTAATTTCTAGTTTAAAAGTTAATGACATAGGAAGTCAGAAGCTACATGAAAGACATGAAGTAGCTGTCGTCAGTATCAATAATTCTAGAATGGGAAGGGCGATAGTCTTAGACCAACACCTTATAGACCGACTGTATAAACAAAAATATATAGATGAACAAGAACACTTGGTAGCCGACAGATACTTAAATATGATAGCTAAGTCTATATCGACAAGCTCAGTTTGTATGATGTTGCAAAAAGGTTTCTCACCGACTGCCTACACTTATACTGTGCCACGATCAGTTATGTTGGTAGGAGTGCAAAGAAAATTAAGAAAAGATATAGGGAATAAACAAGAAAGAATATTCTGGAAAATTATGATAAATAATCCCAAGCATATATCAGAAGATATTTTGGAATTAATAAAAGATGCTTGTGAAAGTTTACAAGCTTATTGGTATGTAGGAGTTAATTCTCCTGTTTCTTTGCTTGAACAAGCAATCCAAGACCACTAGGTTTTTCATCTAGTGTTATATTGTTTTCTTTAGCTGTCTTGTTAATCATATAGATAATCTGTTTGTTAAGACTTCTGCTTTCGCTTTCTGCAAGTTTATGAGCTAACTCATAAGTCTTTTCATCACATCTAATGAATAAGCTCTTGTTGTTTGTAATCTTCTTCATCTGGTATAACTAATCCTATCATTATCATTTCTCCACCATGCTCAAAATAATGTTTATGAGTAAGCTGGTCTACTGCACTAGCTAAAAGGTGTTCGTTAGCAAATCTCGGTTCGTTTAATAAGCTTATTGCCCAAGCCAGAGCATCTTCAAAAGTCTCATGTTCCCACACAAAGTTTCTCCAAAGACCAACGCTTTCTCCTTTACTACCTATATATTCTTCATTCTTAGTTATAATATAAGTGTGTCTAACTACTGCATATTTCATATGGTAAATGATAGCATAGTGTTATCTTTATGCAAAACAGAAGCAGGGGAGAAGAAAGGAGTAAATTAATTCCCCCCACAACTGAAAGCTAGTTTTTTATTGGTTTGAGACTTTGAAACTAGCAAAACAGTTGCCTCGCAATGTTGTGTTTTGTTATTTATCGACATTGAAACACCCACGCAATGAGAAAAAATCAGTCTAGATACTTACACTTTTAAAGTCGTCCAACAGTCAGTATCAATACTGTTGGGGAGACTACAAAGCATTCTAATCTACTGACAACTTAATGCCTTCAATCTCATGCTTCTCCTGTTACACACTTTCTCATGTGTGCTTTACTAAATTTAAAGTTTTTGTATTCAAAATCTTCCAGGCATTCAAGACAAGAATATCCTGTTTCATACATCTCAACCCAACCCTTGTTCTCGTATTCACCATTGATGAAGTGTATAAAAATATATCTTCCTACCACGCCAAACTCTTTAAAGTCTTTGTTTTCTAAAAACATACCCCTGTTGCCAAAATATTGAATTATGTCTGCTTTACTCATCACTTACCTCCTTTAATGCTTTTAAATTTTTTAAAAATTCTTCTTCTGGACTGATCCAAGAGTTATATTTTTCTTTAACAAAATCTTTCAGTTCTTTTTCTTTATCTTCTTGATTTAGTTCTGAAACAAATTTTTTAGCTAGATAACTAATAACAGCAGACCTTGACTTAAACTTTAATAATTTTTGCAAAGAACAAAGCATCTCGTTTGTTGTAAAAGGAACAGATAAATTAGCCCCAAACCTACCATGCTTTTCTAATAAAGTTAGTTTTTTCTTCTTACTCATCATATTCCTCCTCAATCTTTAAATCTTCTACAGGGTAGCCCATGTATCTTAATTGCTTTATAACTCTTGCTTTGCTTTGGTCAGATAACTCATGCCAAAAGTCATTCGTAATCCATTGGATAACTTCTTCTAATCTTTCATTAGTATCAAAGTTTTCAAACATAATTCTTTCCTCTGATTTATGTATTAATATTGACATCATTTACCTCCATAAAGTTTTATAAGAGTGTCTTGATCTAAAGATTTTTTTAAATCAACTATATTGTCTATCGCTTTTGTAATCTGTTTGCTTATATGTTCTAAGTCTTTATTTAATTCTTTTGTGCTTTCAAAATTATCATCTTGTAAACAAGCAACAGATATTTCAGCTTCTCTAAGCAGTTTTAATACTTCATTCATCAATCACCTCCTCATAACAAACACCACAAAGCATTTTATCAAAAGTCACTTCATCAAAATCTTTATAACCTTTATCTTCATAATTGTTTTTATCTGTTATGTATTCAGCTTTATAGCCACACCTATTACAACAACCTCTACTCATCATTCACCTCCTCTTCTTCATATCTGAATCTGTGCAAAGTTTCTTTTTGTATGGTTAGTCTGTTTATTACACTATCTAGAATGCTTTTATCTCTTGTCCTGTTTTTAGAAAGTAACCCATCTTTTTTTATAATTTTCAAGACATCTACTAACACTTCAAGATTATTTTCAGCTTCTCTTGTTGCTCTAAAAATATCCATCATTCACCTCCTTTAATTTTTTACTATGTTGTCGCCAATATGAAATAAAGTTTTCTAGTGTTTCTAGATGTTCTTCAATCTTGGTATCTTCTTTTATGTTGTAATGAACTCTATCAGCAAATATATTATCAATTTCTGTATAGGCTCTTTCTAACTTCTGTAAATCATCTATTAAGAAATTTTTTAATCTACTCATTGTTTTTAACCTTTTCAATTTCATTACCAACCTTTTCACAACAAGACATGCAAAACCAATCACATAAATCTATATTTGTGTTATTGGCTTCCCATTGTTCAATTGTTTCCTCTGAACATTCTAATATTTCAACAATATCCATAATCATATTTTCATACTCATCTTTCGTATTACATACATTACAAATTCTTATATCGCTCATCTCTTCACCTCCACTACATGTTCTGCCAGAGTTTTTACACTCCAACCAACTCCAATAGTCCAACCTTCGTCCCATAAATCAAACTCTTTAGGCTCATTAATCGCTAGATAAATGCCCCTCAAAAAAGCATAATTTAAGTCCTTTGCACTACCATTAAAACTGTCTCCTTTGTTGTGAATAAACTTCCACAAAGTTTCATCATATGAATCAGCTTTTATAATTAAGTCTTGTGCTTTTTCATATACAGATTCGCTTACAATTTTCCAAGTCATAGTCCCTCCCTTGTTTCATCAAGATACTTAACAACACTTTTTTCAGGTGTCCAATGTATATCCCTTTCAATCTTCATGCCTAAAGGTAGCTCAATGCTTTCTAATTCATCAAGCCCCACATAGCCCAGCTCTGGAAAGCCCAAACCTAAATCACATAAACCATATAACAAACCATTACTTTCGTTATACTCTGATATTAACCAAGTGGCAGAACCAACAGGATTAAAGAGCTTCAAGTAAGGCAACCGATCTTCTGGCTTACGCTTTTTGTTGCTATCCAACAATCTTTTTATTTCTTTAGTAATAAGTTTCATAATTCCTCCCTATTCGCCATTTAAGTATCCAGCAAATTGCATACCATCTTCTCTGTAAAACCAAGATATATGAATATCCTCATTTATATCAGCAACTATTTCATTAAGCTTTGAATAAATACCTTCAGGTGGAGACCATGCTGTGTCGAAGTCATATCGCAAAACATCTTCTTCATGTTCATGGTTAATATCTCCAACACTCCATTTAGTTCCCCAATTCGACAGTCTCCATTCATACCATCTATCATCTTGTTTACCTGTGCTTTTAAATCTCCAAAATGAAAATCTCTCATCTTCATCATCAAAATAAGGCAACTCCCCATCTTTGTTAGGAATATTCTTCCAATCAGGTTCAGGGGCAATCTTATTAAAATCAAAAATAGATTCCTTTGATTTCAATAGCTTCTCAATCTTCTTTATATCTTTTGCATCACCTGTGATACAAACTTCATTACTACACCAATTTGGCATCTTTCTTCTCCTTTTTATTAATAATCTCATGGATTAATTCCATAAGCTCTTCTCTGATTTCACTACATTTCATAAAACCAGCATCTTCAACGCCTGTATATTTATCAACGATATTTTCAATATCCTCAGTAAGACAAGCGAAACCATTTGTATTAAGGGTAAGTCTTTCATCAACATTACCTTTCTCATCAATATATTTACTTACATATACATATTCATTCATCATCAATCTCCTTTTCTTCGTAATAAGTCCAATAATAAGAGCGAGAATCTCCTTTTTCTTCCCACTCTTCTTTTGCTTCGTTAAATGCGTTTACTCCTAAAACTTCTTCAACACATTTTTCAGAGCATACATTTTCGCTATCACCGACTATATAAACTCCTTTCTCTTGGTCTAGTTTGTCAATATTAGAATTACAAACTTCACAACTTACAATCCATGTATCAGTCATATCATTACTCCCAAATTTCGTTATTAAAATCATCTTCTTGTAGTTCAGGAAATCTCTTTAATGAACATTTAATACAGTAATCTTGACTTTCAATACTGAATGCCCATTCACCCACAGACAGAGCATCAGGGTAAATTGTCATGTTTTTTTTGCCCCAATCCAATCTATCGTTTTCGATTATCTCTGTCTGTCCAGCAACATCAATTTCAGTATTACAATCATCACAAAAATACTTAATCATCTTTCGCCTCCTCTGCTCGATAGCCATACCAACTACCACAATTAATTTGTTTCCAATCGTGGACATCATTATCATCACGCATATCGTTTTCACACATTAGCTCTGCATCTTTAGAGCTAGTGGCATTGACATAAGTGACATAGTAAACAGGTTGGACTGCTGTCACTCGGTATAATTTAACTTTATCTTTATCTTTACGCATTTTCTGTAATCTCCTCCTTGATTTGACAATCACCAAGAATGTCTAACTCGTAAGTGCCTCTGTCTATTTCTTCGACATGATATTCACCATTTACATATTTAGATTTGGTTCTTTGGTCTTTATAAAATTTTACAAAGTAATCAGCTTTAGGATTTTCAGTATGTAATTGGAAGAGATGAATAATCATCTCAACATAATTAGTATGTTTCTTGATTTCATTATCTGATGTATCAAGACATATATAATATTCGTTTAATATTTCTAGTCTCATAATATTTAATTTACTCCTTAAATAATTAATACTTCAAATAGTATATCAAGATAAACTAAATGTAAACAAAAAGATTAATATATTTTCAACGCCTGTCTAAATAAGCCCAGCGACAGTCTCGACAGTATCGATAGTCTCGACAATCTCAATAAATATAAAAATCCACGATCAGTTCAGGTAGTAAATTTAGGACAAAAAAAACCCCTCAAAAGAGGGGCTTTAATAGGGGGCTTTGTTTATATTATTTCACCTCCAAGATTTTGCCATGATGTTTTATATCAAACTTTAAATGATACGCCAGAAGGTCATAGATTAATAAATCCCATTCATAGTCATAAGCCTCCTTCCATATCTCGTTTTTATATCTGCCCCCATCTAAGTAGTCTTGATTTAGAAAATAATCATAGTCAATCTCGTTATCCTCCGACCAATGCCCATAGGCTTCAAAAGTTCCTTCTTTAAGTTCTAACTTAAAACAAAACTCATGGTGTTCAACTCTATCTTCGTAGAGTTCTTTTATTTGTTCTTTTGTCATTCCTCCCATTATTTCACCTCCAAGAATTGAGCAGTATGCGAACCTTTAGGCAGTAATGCTCTTTTAAGTAATTCACCATCAACATAAAAGCGATACTCCCTATCACCATTATCTAGAATCTTATGAGTTGTTTTATGTTTTAAGAAAACATGAGAATTGCTGGAACTTGTCCCCACTCGCACTTCTACTTCTCCTCTTTCTTTAACTCCATAAGATTTGCCACCTTTATAAATACATGATGTGACTATGTTCCATATTGGGTAAGATTTCATTAGCAAACCTCCAATTCTTCTAATTCCATATAGTCATCACTATCGGCTAAATACTCGACAACCTCAGACCAATACTTAAAGGGTTGATTTGTGTCGTAATTCCAATTTTCCATTACTTGCTCATTGTCTTGCGTTTTGACAATGATATTATTTTCATCAGTTAAAACCCCATAGCAATTTATAATAAAATTACCAGCACAGTTTTTATACTTTATTACTTTCATTTTTTTACTCCTTATAAAATTTCTGTTTCGTTCTTTGAACTCCTCAGGGTGAACCAATATTCACCGACAGAAAAGGGGGGCGACATTACCCCCCTTGAATTATTTTTCATAGTTCTCCTTTAGTATCTGCATCATCTCATCATAATTACGCCCCATATATGTCAGGTAATTTCTCACGCCTTCCATATTAGTAAATTCATCTGTATCTATAATATATTCATCAAAGCCATCATTTAAGTTCTCCTCCTTTCCGAATATCTCGACAAAATAATTACCTGTGCCTAAATAATCATCATCTCTTCTTATTTCTATTCTTGACACGACTGAATAACCTTCGCCTTTCTTGAAAGTTCTAAAGCCCTTCTCAATAAAATTTTTACTTTCTAAATCTTTACTACTCATATTAATTACTCCTTATTAAATAGTTAAGACCATTAAATCAAATAACCAACTAATAATCAATCTTTTAATGAATCATTCTTCCCCTGTATTATCCAACTATGAGCAAACCAAATCTAAGGGTAATTAAAAACAATCTCACAATTAAGCAAGAGACCTTCTGCAATCTTATTGTTTCAGGTGAGATAGGCACACAGAAAGAAGCATACTTCAGGGCTTATGATGTTGAGCTAGATGAAAAAGGGAATATACCTCAATGGGTAGAGAAAGAAGCGACAGTATTATTACAACACCCCAAGATTACCCAAAGGATAAATGAGCTTATTAAGGTCAAAGAAAACAGATTACTAGCCTCCACTACTAAAACGAAAGAATATGTTTTAAAGAAGTTGTATGAGCTTGTAGAGACTGAGAACAACCCACAAGCCAGAATAAGAAGCCTAGAGTTACTCGGTAAATCAATAGCTATGTTCACAGATGTCCAAGAGACTAAGGACACAAGAACAAAAGACCAAGTAGAACAAGACATAGAAGCCAAGCTGAAAGAATTAGAAAGCCTCACATAAAAGAACCACCCCCTTTTCCACATAAGTAAGTCAGTCAGATAATACCCCCACCCCCCCTAGCCAGACAACAGTTACCTGTCATCATATATATACTGTGATCTGCACAAATAATTACTTAATTTTGCCAGGGGTACCCCCTTTTTTTATTTTGATAGCGTTTTGATAGCGTTATATATATAAATTTGTTAGAATTAACCTAGGGTCCCATACATAGGGGTAGAATATTATGCAAAAATCTGTTGACAATCATGTGAAGAGGGGTCAATATGGTAGAATATTCATATTCCTATGGAGTAAATCTAGAAAATACCTAAGATTTAGAAAAATTCTAACTAGGAATTTCCTAATAGAAAAAGTTATATTAGATATTACCTAGTATTAGGAAGGAATAATGAAGCCAGAACTTATATCAAAAATTAGAGCCTTGCCTCCAGAACAACAAGAGGAGTTCATAGACGATATCTTAGCCTATGAGAGAGAGGTTCGTAAGGATCAAGTTAGAAACAGCTACATGAGCTTTGTAAAGAGCCAATGGAGTGCCTTTATTGAAGGACCACACCATGAAATTATGGCTAAAGCTTTTGAAAGAGTAGCTAATGGTGAGTTAAAACGCCTTATTATTAACATGCCACCCAGACATACCAAGTCGGAGTTCGCATCTTACCTATTACCTGCATGGTTTTTAGGTAGATACCCAGAAAAGAAAATAATTCAGACAGCTCATACCGCAGAACTTGCAGTAGGCTTTGGTAGAAAGGTTAGAAACCTAGTGGATAGTGAAGATTTTAAAGAAGTATTTAGCGATGTAAGTCTTAGATCAGACTCTAAGGCTGCTGGTCGTTGGAATACGAACAAAGGTGGCGAGTATTTCGCTATCGGTGTTGGTGGTGCTGTTACTGGTAAAGGTGCAGACCTTCTTATTATTGATGACCCCCATTCAGAACAAGAAGGAGCTAGTGCTGATCCAGCAGTATTCAACAAGACGTTTGAATGGTACACATCTGGTCCTCGTCAACGTCTGCAACCAGGAGGTGCCATAGTCATTGTTATGACTAGATGGAACCAAAAGGATTTGACAGGACAAGTAGTAGATGCATCTATCAAACGTGGTGGTTCTGATGAGTGGGAAGTCATAGAACTTCCTGCCATCATGCCCTCTGGTAAACCTCTTTGGGAAGCTTTTTGGAAGCTAGAAGAGTTAGAGGCTTTGAAGTCTGAACTGCCAACAAGTAAATGGATGGCACAATACCAACAAGACCCAACCTCAGAAGAAGGTGCTTTAGTTAAGCGTGAATGGTGGAATGTATGGGAAAGTAGAGAACCACCTGATTGTGAGTTTATAATTCAATCTTGGGATACAGCTTTTATGAAACATGAAAGAGCTGACTTTAGTGCTTGCACTACCTGGGGAGTATTCTACAGAGAAGGTGATGATGGACTATTGGCACCTAACCTGATACTACTAGATGCTTACCAAGAGAGATTAGAGTTTCCAGAATTAAAGCGTAAAGCTATGGAAATGTATCAAGAAAGAAAACCAGATGCATTTATTATTGAAGCGAAAGCAGCAGGTATGCCACTCATATTTGAATTGAGAGCTATGGGCATTCCTGTACAAGAGTACACACCAAGTAGAGGTAATGACAAGATATCAAGAGTTAATGCAGTCTCAGACCTATTCGCATCAGGCGTAGTCTGGGCACCCCAAACAAGATGGGCAGAAGAAGTAGTAGAGCAGTTTGCTGGATTCCCTAATACGGAACATGACGATTTAGTTGATAGCAGTACGCAAGCTCTGTTAAGATTTAGACAAGGCGGATTTATACCTATTTATTCTGATGAAGAAGATGAACCATTAGAACATAATAGAACTGCAAATTATTACTAGGAGAAATTTTGGCTATAGATAGATTACAACCACAAACACCTGTCGAAGGGTTAGTGGAACAAGACGAACAAGAACAAGGATTAGAAATAGAAATAGAAAATCCTGACTCTGTTAGTATTGAAACAGAGGATGGAGGAATGATTATTGACTTTGATCCTCAAGGAGAAAAACAAAATGCATACGCTGGTTTCTATGAAAACCTTGCTGAGTATATTGATGATGATGAGTTACAAAGTATTGGCTCAGATTTATGTTCTGCTTTTGATGCTGACAAAGATTCTCGTAAAGAATGGGAAGAAAGTTATACACAAGGTCTAGATCAACTAGGACTTAAGGTAGAAGAAAGAACCCAACCATGGAACGGAGCTTGTGGTGTGTTTCACCCAATGCTTTCAGAAGCAGTAATTAAGTTTCAGTCTCAAGCTATCTCAGAGATATTTCCAGCTAAAGGACCAGTTAAAACGCAAATAGTAGGTAAGATTACCGAAGAGAAAACCAAACAATCAGAAAGAGTTAAAGATTATTTAAACTATCTTTTAACTTATGAAATGAAAGAATACAGAACAGAGACAGAGAAACTCTTGTTTCATCTACCTCTAGCTGGTTCTGCATTTAGAAAAGTTTACTATGACCCTAACTTAGAAAGACCATGCGGACACTTTGTTCCAGCAGAAGATATGGTTGTAAACTATGGAGCTGCTGACTTAGAGACTTGCGAAAGAGCAACTCATGTTATGAAGAAAAGTAACAATGACCTTCGTAAGATGCAAGTAAGTGGTTACTACAGAGATGTAAGTGTTCCAGATTCAGCACCATCAGCAAGTGATATTGTTGAGAAGTACAATAAAATGACTGGTGAACAAGACAGTTATGCTTATGATAACAGGCACACTATCTTAGAAATGCAAGTCAACCTTGACTTACCAGGTTTTGAAGATGAAGTAAATGGAGAGCAAACAGGTATAGCTCTTCCTTACATAGTATCAATAGATTATCCAAGCGGTATCATTCTTAGTATCAGAAGAAACTATTTAGAGAATGATGAAAGAAAAGAAAAAAGAAATCACTTTGTTCATTATCAATACTTACCTGGAATAGGTTTTTATGGTTTTGGACTAATACATTTAATAGGTGGCTTGAGCAAATCAGCTACAAGCATCCTAAGACAGTTAGTTGATGCAGGGACACTCTCAAACTTGCCTGGAGGTTTAAAAGCCAGAGGTCTCAGAATCAAAGGGGATGACACCCCAATCATGCCTGGAGAGTTCAGAGACGTTGATGTACCTGGCGGAGCAATAAAAGATAACATCACATTTCTTCCATATAAAGAACCAAGCGGCACCCTGTATCAACTTCTTGGCACTATCGTAGAAGAAGGCAGAAGGTTTGCAAGTATCAATGATATGAAGATATCTGATATGAACAACCAAGCTCCTGTAGGAACTACGTTAGCTCTTATAGAAAGAAACATGAAAGTTATGAGTGCAGTCCAAGCAAGACTACACGCTTCTATGAGAAGAGAGTTTGATATCTTAGTAGACATAGTAAAAGACTTTACTGACCCTTCATATCCTTATGCTGAGTCAGAAGAAGAATCTATAAAGCGTGATGATTTTGATGCAAGAGTAGATGTATTACCTGTATCTGATCCTAATGCTTCAACTATGGCTCAAAGGATTATGCAGTATCAAGCAGCTATGCAATTAGCACAGTCTGCTCCACAGATGTACAACTTACCAGAATTACACAGACAAATGCTTGATGTGCTTGGTATAGAAAATACATCAGAGATAGTACCAACAGATGAAGATATAAAACCTGTTGATCCTATAAGTGCAGTACAGAATATTCTTAATGGAGAACCTGTTAAAGCTTTTGAGTTTCAAGACCATGATGCACACATACAAGCAGTTACTTCTGCTCAAAGTGATCCAAAGATTTTACAACTTATGGAAAACAATCCAATGGCAGGGAATATTCAAGCAGCAGGTATGGCATATGTAACTGAACATCTTTCTATGAAGTATAGAGATCAGATAGAAAAAGAAATGGGTATTGAGCTACCACCACCAGGAGAAGAGTTACCTGCTGAAATTGAAAGCAAACTATCTGCTCTTATGGCGGAAGCTGCTCAAAGAGTTACTGATAGCAATATGCAATCAGTTGAACAAGAAAGAATACAAGAGCAAATGCAAGACCCAATTATTCAAGCAAGAATGCAAGAGCTGCAAATTAAACAAATGCAAGCTGAAAGCAAAGCTCAAACAGACCAGGCTAAATTACAACTCGATGCTCAGAAAGCTGCTCAGACTGCTGAGATTGAGAAACAAAGAATTGCATCTCAAGAGCGTATGGCAGGAGCATCTATTGGTCAAAAGATGGCTAGTGATCTCTTAGATGCTGAACAAGATAATAAAAAACAAGCTGCAAAAGATTATGAAAAAGGTGTTGACATAGGTATTAAATTAGCCGAAGATAGCACTAAGAATGATAAATGATATCAAAGAGCAATCACTTTCTGAATATTTAGGAAGTAGAATACGAACATTGATGAACGATCATGCGGACCAGGTAGCTGGTGGTGGTTGTAAAGACTTTGCTTCGTACCAAAGACTCTGTGGTGTTATTGAAGGTCTAGCCCTTGCAGAGCGTGAGATGTTGGACTGGAAAGAAAAATTTATGAAAGACTAGGACTCGATACCTTTATATCGTGCAAAATATGACTGAGAAAAAAGACAACAAAGCAAGTCAACTTCCAAAGCCTCAAGGCTATCGTTTATTAATAGCATTACCAGAAATTAGTGATACTACTGATGGTGGCATTATTAAACATACAGCAGATACCAAAAAAGCAGAAGAAGTCGCAAGTGTTTGTGGTTATGTTCTTGAACTCGGACCAGATGCTTACAAAGATCAAAACAGATTTCCTAATGGACCTTATTGTAAAAAAGGTGATTGGGTTATTGTAAGACCTTATTCAGGCACTCGTATTAGCATACATGGTAAAGAGTTTAGAATAATCAATGACGATACAGTAGAAGCTGTCGTTGAGGACCCAACAGGAGTGGTAAGAGCAGTATGAGTGAAGAAGTCGTAAACAAAGAAGAAGAAATTACTACAGATAGTTTCTTTGGTGTAAAACATGATTTAGTTACTGATTCAAAAGATAGTGAAGAAGTAGAAGTAGAAGTTATAGAAGAAGATTCTAATTTGCCTGATCCAGCAGATGTTAAAGTAAAAACAGAAGAATCAGCAGAACCAGAAGTTAAGACAGAAGAAGTTGTTGTAACTGATGAAGATTTAGATAAAGAAATAACTGATTACAGCGAAAGAGCTGGCAAAAGAATTAATCAATTAAAGTACGAGTTCCATGAAGAGCGTAGAGCTAAAGAAGCATCATCTAAAGAAAAAGATGAAGCAGTAAGAAGGCTTAAAACTTTGATGGAAGAAAATCAAAGATTACAAAAATTTGTTAATACAGGTAGTCAGGCTTTAAATCAACAAGCATTACAAAATGCACAATGGGCAAAATACAATGCTCAATTACAATTAAAGAAAGCTTATGATGATGGCAATACAGAAGAGTTAGCAAAAGCTCAAGAGCTATTATCAAAAGCAACACTAGCAGAACAACAAGCAGGAAGCTATGCTAATCAAGTTGCTCAATACGCTGAAACACAACCTGCACCTGCAACACAGCAGACACAGGGACAAGAGCAAACAACAGAAGCAGAAAAACCTAAAGACCCAGCATTAGAAGCATGGTCACAAAAAAATCCATGGTTTATGGGCACAGACCCTGCACACAGAGACATGACAGCTTATGCTATGTATGTAGATCAAAAACTACAACAAAGTGGCATAAACCCAGAAACTCAATCTAGTGAATACTACGCAGAAGTAGATAAGCAAATGAGACAAGAGTTTCCACAGTTTTTTGGGGTTCAATCAGAACCAGCACAAGTAGCAGAACAAACGAAAGTTGAATCTGCTCCTGTGTCAAAAGAAGCATCGACAGTAGTCGCACCAGTATCGAGGACAACTGGTAAAACACCTCGCAAAGTACAGCTTTCGGCTGAACAAGTTAGACTAGCACGACAACTTGGAATTACGCCAGAGCAGTATGCCAATCAACTATTAAAGGAGAACTAAATGGCAGAAGATAAGAAAATAGCAGAAGAAGTGAAAACTGAATCTGATGTAGTGCGTACCCCCAAATGAATACTATGGACTGGGAAAACCCAGTCAACCTACCAGCTCCCACACCTCAACCAGGATGGGTTTTTAGATGGGTTAGAACTGCTTTACTAGGTGAAGCTGATAATCCAAATGTATCCAGAAAGTTTAGAGAAGGTTGGATTCCCTGCAAAGCAGAGGACCATCCTGAACTAAGTATCTTAATGGACCATAAATCCGAATGGGCGACTAAGGGTAATATAGAGGTAGGCGGACAAATCTTATGTAAGATTCCAGAAGAGAAAGCAAAAGCTAGAGATGAATACTTTGCTGGACAAGCAAAAAATCAAATTGATTCTGTAGACAATGCTTATTTCAAGGACAATGATCCAAGAATGCAGAAGGAAGTTTACGAAAGAAAAAGTAAAACCAGTTTCGGTAGTGATTCATAATTTTATAATTTTAATTTAATTTTATTGGAGAAATACTATGGCAGATGTAGCCTCACCTTTTGGTGCAGTACCTGTAAGCTCTTTAGTATCTTGTGCATACAACGATAAAATAGTCCATTATAAAATTGCCAGCGGATATAACACAGATGTTTTCTATGGCGACTTTGTAAAATGGCATGACAACAACCCTAATACCACAATCCAAAAGGATACTGGTACAGCTACGTTGACACCCATTGGAGTATTTTTAGGATGTTCATATACTGATCCAGTTTCAGGTGAATTTAGACAGTCTCAATATTATCCTGCTAATACAGCAGCTAGTGATATTGTGGCTTATGTGCAAAGTGATCCCTTCGTTGTTATGAAGATGCAATGTGATGGACCTGTTGACCAAGATGACCTTGGTAAAAACGTAGAGGTAAATCAAAACGCAGGATCAACTTTGATTGGTACTAGTAAAAATGATATTGATATATCAACCGCAGCGACAACAAATACGTTGCCTCTTAAGATTATTGACTTTGTTGATGGTCCTACTAAAGCGGTAGATCAGGCTTTCCCTGAAGTGCTAGTTTCTTTTAACGTAGGGCACCAGTTGCTCAACCCAACAGGAATAGGATAAGGAGTAAATTATGGCAGCTATTTCAAGAGCAAATCAGCTTCACCAATTACTACCAGGACTTAATGCCCTGTTTGGTGAAGAATATCAAAGTTACGACAATGAGCATGAGCAAATCTATGATACAGAGAACTCAGAGCGTTCATTTGAGGAAGAGCTAAAAATCTCAGGATTTGGTGCAGCTCCAGTCAAAGCGGAAGGTTCACAGATTCTGTATGATACAGCTCAAGAATCATTCGTGGCTAGATATACACACGAAACTATTGCAATGGGATTTGCAGTTACAGAAGAAGCAATGGAGGATAACCTTTATGTTTCTCTTAGCGGTAGATATACCAAAGCATTAGCAAGAGCAATGGCTTATACAAAACAAGTAAAAGCAATGGCACCACTTAACTTAGGTTTCACAACCTTTAATTCAGGTGACGGAGTATCATTATTTAATACTGCTCACCCATTAGTAAGTGGCGGAACAAATGCAAACAGACCAGCAGTAGGTGCTGACTTGAACGAGGCTTCTTTAGAAGATGCTATCATTCAAATCGGTGGATGGACTGATGAAAGAGGTCTTAAGATTGCAGCACAAGCTAGAAAGCTTATTGTTCCATCAGCTTTACAGTTTGTGGCAACTAGATTGCTTAAATCTGAATATCAACCAGGTTCAGCAAACAATGACGTTAACGCTATTGTTTCAACTGGAGTCTTACCAGAAGGTTTCTCAGTTAATCATTATTTAACTGATACAAACGCTTTCTATTTGATGACAGATGTACCTGATGGTATGAAGCACTTTGTTAGGTCCCCAATGCAAACAAGCATGGATGGTGACTTCAACACAGGTAACGTAAGATATAAAGCAAGAGAAAGATACTCATTTGGTGTATCTGATCCGCTTGGTATCTTCGGATCACCTGGTAGTTCATAAGAACTTTAAAGGGGAGCTTCGGCTCCCCTTTTTATTTATTTAATAAATCCCTTTCTTTTTAAGTTTTTTAAGTATATAGTCAAAGAATAGTTTTGGCATATACAAATATGCTGGTCTCATGGAGGACTGAAATTATGGCAAGTAAAGTTTCAAGCGTTAATGAATTACCGCTTAATATAACCAAGAATAGACCTGATGCACAATCAATAGTGCAAGGTGTAACAGACAGAAGTTTGGAAGGCAATGCACTTCCTTTTTATAATAGACAAG